CACGGCTATAACAAACGAGCCTAGTATCGAGATGACTGCAAGTATCAATGCAGCCCAGTCATTCACGGTCATTCTTCTCCTTAAGTTCTGCTTCGAGATCTCCGATTCTCGCAGTCAGCATCGCTTTGTCTAGAGCTAGCAGACCAATCTGCTCTCTAAGTGCTGCGATTACGATATTGATGTCGAGCTCTGTCTTGTTATCCATTTGTTCCCCCTTGTTTGAGCCATTTGACGAATATGATTGGCAAATCTGGGTGCAGTGGCTGTGCTTCTGCTTTCGCTTCGTCAGGGTCAGTGGCCGAGACTTGCTCTGTGATTAACGTGCCGTCGTCATTAAATCCAACTAGGTATTCTTTCATGGCGTTCCCTCGAGTGTAACGACTCTGCCGTGCAGGTCTTGGATTAATGCCAACATGCCTGGAATGATGAAGCGCTCGTTCCAGTTCTCAACTACCCCGTCCTCACCTTTGTCGGCTGCGATTGAATAGTGTTCAGCGACTTCTTCTGCGATTAACCCTGGCACCAGCATGCCCGCCCTGTTGTCTGCGGCGTCTAAGTAGTCTGCCTTGAACTTGAATGTTCTAACGGGCAGGCTCAGCAGTTTGCTTGGGGCAAGGTCTGCGACAGTGTCAATGTCGGCGATTGCTTCTTTAAAGCGAGCGCTTGAAGCCGTGCTTCGTCTTAGACGACCGTCGCCAACATCAATGCGAGCGTTAGACGCGTTGGCTGTCGTAGAACTGTCTTGAATAAACGTGCTGTTTAGCGAATAGAAGTTCCCGCTTGCAATTGCGCCGAGTGATGTGACTTCGAAGTATCTCGTTGCACTTTGAGCCATGTGGGCGGTGCTTGCTGTAACATACACATGCGGAAAGGTAGTAACGGCTGGATTGAAAGTCGAGCCGTAGTGCATAACAATGCCATCAATAGAAGCTGGGCCGATGTGCCCGACAGTTGTGCTCGACTCTGTAAACGAAATCGAGTTGGTAGAGGCTGAGACTGTGACTCGGCGAGCGCCCGATGAGGTGCGAAGTGTAAAAGCGGTTAAAGTGCCCGCGGTTAAGCGGTCCACGGTGATAGAGCCTGCTGCGATTTCGGCTGCGGTGATAGTGTCTGCCGCGATTTCGGCTGCGGTGATTGTGGCACCTGCGATTTGGTCTGCAGTGATTGTGGCAGTGGCGATGTTGCTGGCCGTGATTGTGGTAGCCGCGATTTTGGCGCCAGTGATTGTACCTGCGGCGATTGAGACCGCCTCAATGGTGCCGACTGCAAGCTTCGCACCTGTGATTGTGTTGGCCGCGATAGAGACCGCCTCGATTGTGCCCGCAACGAGTTTTGCGCCAGTGATGCTGGCTGCCTGTATGCGGTCTGCGTTGAGGTTGCCAGTTGAAATATTGCCAGCGTTAATATTGGAGACCGTGATAACCGAGGCATCAATCGTGCCAGCTGTTAGCTTGTTTGCAGAAAGAGAAGCAAGAGCTTCGTTGCCAAGAGTGAAAGCAGTAAACGCACCAGCGGTGTACCTGTAGAACTTGTTGTCATCATCTGTATCAAACCAAAGGTCACCCTCTGCGAATGGACCAGTGGTCGGCATTGTGGTCTGTCTGTAGATGCGGTTTTTGCCGTCGGCTGTTGTTTGTGCTGCCGTTGCCGCTGCCGCTGCTGCTGCCGCTGCGGCTGTTGCAGCCGCTGATGCTGCCGTTGCTGCTGCTGCTGCCGATGAAGCCGCTGCTGCTGCGTCTTCTGCGGCCTGAATGCCAAGGTCGCGAACTGAAACCCACGCGGTGCCTGTCCAGTAGTATTGAATGTTCTCGTCGTCTGTGTCAAACCAAACGTCGCCCTCGGTCAGCGGGAACGCAGTGCCGTCGGGAGCTGTTGGTTGACGATAGATGTGGTTCTTGCCGTTGACCGCAACTTCGATTGTGTCGATCTCGGTTTGAAGCTCATCGACCTCTTCGGTAGTGGCTGCTACGATTGGAATGATAGAGGTCTGAGTCATGCCAGTTGAAGTGACGGTGATTGGCGTGATAGTGATTTGCGGACAAAGTGGCATCGCTCCCCCTTAAAGTGTAATGGTGTAGGGGTCAACTACCGAGGTAAAGTAGCTGACGCGCCAGTTGTCAGAAGTAATCGAGTGGGCAAGCCCCTCAACCACGCTGTTGATAGTAATATTGCGACCATCGTAGGTCAAGCGCTTGACTTGAACCAAATCGTTCAGCTCAGTCTCTAGCATGTCGGTGGCGAGTGCGCCGATACCGATAGCAGTGAAGTCAATCTGCTCAGCCAAAACCACAGCGTCTGCGTCTTTGCGTGCAGCGTATAGCGCTAGGTTGGCAGCGCTAGTTTCACTCAGGATTGGAGCGTCGAGCTTCTTGGACTTTAAGCCGTAGGTTGAAACGCTGGCTGCGTACCGAGCGGTTTTTTGCGCCTTCTTTGGGCCTCTAAACACAATGCCCTCGTTGTACACAAAGTCGGTGCCAGGGTTTGTGATCAGGCCGTCGTAGCCGACGCTGTTGGCGTCGCCTTGGTCTGAAAATAGAAGTCTAGTCGGGCGGGTAAACTTGTCTGCGATGCCCACCAAAGTGGCTACTCCAGTGCGGCTGACGTAGAAACGGCCACCGACACAGTTCGCACACTGCTCGAGCATCTCAAGGCAGCTCATGTTCTGTTTTGTCTTTTGCATGACAGTCGTGCCAGTTAGGCTACGAGAACCACCCCCTGGCCAGTCTGCGAGATCGAGTGCGCGTGCTGCTCTAAGAGCCGCGGTCTCTGAGAAATCGCTAGTGGCAAGTGCTGGAGCGATTGCTTTGGCGATCTGAGCCAAGCCGTCCACAAAAGTAAGCGAAACGGTCGGGTAAATGCCTTGATTGACCGCGTTGTCCTCGAGAAAGCCTGTGAATATGACGGTAGCGTTGCCAGTGATACGCACTTGCATGCCAGCAATCAAAACACCGTACCACGGGCTTGAGGTATTGCTTGGGTCGAAAGCACCAGATTGGTTGTTTAAGATGACAGCTGCAGTACCAGCTTCTAAAAAGTCATTTTGAAACTGACGGCCGCGGCGAATGTCAACCTCGAGAAGCAGATCAGCGCTGACGTTGGTAAATGAGCCGCCAATGCCGAATGCGACTGTGAGTGTTGGTGCGTTTGCTGGCATTAAAGCACCGCAAACTGACTGCCCGCACGACGGCGCATTAGAGTCGCAAGACCGTTCTTGATGCCGTTAATGAGATCTCCTTGTGAGACCACAGAACCTGCTACGTTCACCGTGATGTTGCCCCCGTTCATGGTGGTGTTCTTTGCAATATTGCCGTGTCCAGCTGACGCAAGTAGCGAGATAGTCGGACTAGAGAGGCCCAGCGCTCGTTGCTTGAGCTGGTTTTTGCGAATCGCTTCTAATGTGACTGGGTCGGTTTCTTTTAAGCCCTTGAGTCCGAACTTGTTTTGTAACTTGAGCAAAAGCGCAGACGCTTGCGCCGCACCTTTAGTCGCTGCAGTGACACCGTTTGTGGCTGAAGTGATGCCGCCCAGTCCTTTGGTGTAATCGTCAGCGCTAACGGTTAGTCCTTTAAGATCGACGCCGAACTTGCCGAGCGCGTCGGTTGCTTTGTCGGAGTCTGAATTGAACTTTTTGGCGGCTATTCCTATGCCAACCAAAGCGACACCGAAAGCAGCGGCGCCTGCTGCTGCAGAGACTCCACCCGTTGCCAATGCAGTTGCCGCGGCTGATGCAAGTGAGACCGTCCGAAGGGCTTTCATTACTGTGATAATGGCTTGAATGCCCTTGACTAAGCCCGCAACTGCGGCTGCAGTCTTTGCGCCGAAAAAGGCGGCCACAATTATGGCGCCAATAGTGGCAAACACTTTTGCGTTGCGTGCCACGAATGAGAATAAATCGATTATGAGCTTGAAAAAGGCTACACCATACGAAATGCCAGTCTGAAATGCAGCCGCCAGTTTGGCTCCGTTTTGCTCAATCCATACAGACAACGCTGGCAAGACCTTGTCTCGCACTGTGTTGGCTAGTTTTTCTAAAAATGGGATTAAAGCATAGCCGATCTGGTCGAGAATCTGGTTGAAGGCCAGCCTGAGTCTACCTAATTGAAACTCGAACGTTTGTGCTCGCTTGTTGGCCTGCCCGCTAAAAGTCTCACCCAGTGAGGTCAAAATGGCGTTCAAGTCTTTTGCTTTTACTGCATCGGCATCTAAAGGCACACCGAGCCTAGTCAAAGCGGTAACGTTGCCACCGACTGCCTTGGCAAGCGCGATTGAAACAGCTTGCAAATCTTTGCCAGATGCAGCCGAGATGTCAAGGGCTAGGCCTTGCAGTGTTTGAGCCTGTGCGACGTCTTTTGTCGCCTGCGTTAATACTTGTAAAGATGGAATCAGTTCGCGGTTGTCAACGCCGACCATTAACTCGAGCTTGTCTAGGTACGCGGTAGTGGCAGCAATTGCTTCATCTGTGGCGCCTGTTGTGTTGCGCAAAGCCTGTGCCAAAGCGACTTGCTGTTTTTGGTCTTCCATCGCGCCTTGAACGGCGTCTTTTCCGATCTTGATTGCAAAAGCGCCAGCCGCGAGAGCCGCCAACCCAAATGCTTTGGCTGTTTTGTCTGCGAACTTGGTAAACTTCTTCTCCATTTTGGAGATGTCTTTGACAGCGGCTTTTGTGCCTTTGTCAGAATACTGGGTGAGTATGCGAGCGACTACTGCGCCGATTGCCATGTTATACTCGCTCTCTGTCTAAGTTCTTCTGCAGCTCTGCCTTGGCTTCGTTCAGCGCTGCCAAGACCTTGATTTCTGCTGGTTTCTTTTTAGCATCGACAGCTTGCCAAATCAAGCGAGAAGGATTTTTGATCTCGTCTGTTAGGTTGTTGATGAATTGAATGCCTGTGCCTGTGCCACCCGATTTGCGACCCGCAACCTCGATGATTGCGCCAGCAGCAGACTCGTTGATGAGTGCACCAGCGCTGGTGGTGTAATCGGCTCGGACCTTGCCTTGCACTTTTGTCTTGCGGATACCTTGCTGAATCACGCCTTGGTTATAGGCAGGCCAGCCCGCACCGCCGCGAGTTGTCTTTTTAGGCTTGAGTGGGTCTGAGGTTTTCCAGCCCCTCATGGGCGGGTCGGCCTTGACAAAACCCCGAGCCGTACGCTCTGCGTCGATAAGCACGTCATTCAAGACCTTTTTGAAGCGTTTGATTGCTTCTTTGTCGAACTTTTTGAGGCCTTCTAGCGTGTCTTCGATTCCTATGAGGATAATCTCGCTCTCATCAGCCATGCTTTTTCGCCCGTTCTTTGATGTAGGCCGTTATTGCTTCAAGCACTCCCTCGGGAGCATCTAGCAACGCGGTCGGAGATATGCCAGTCTCCACCGAGATAGCGGCGATTGTATACGTTAGGCTATCTCGGTGGATTCGAAAGACGCGTCAGAGTCCAGTTCGGCCGATATGATGGTGTCTAGGAACTCGGGTCCCCACGGCTTTACTACAACGCCGCTGAGTTGCATTGATTTCCAAGCTAGCCAAAAAACGTGCTCGATCTTTTGTTCCTCACCAAGCAGTTTAGGCATTCCCTTGCCGTATTGTTGCTCGAATGCCACGATGACTCGAGGAGTCAGTTTGTACGACGCCTCGACGCCTTCTGTGGTTTTGACCTTGATTGATAGACCGTCCATTTGTTCCCCCTTGTTAGGTTATGACTTGGTTATTACGCCGCTGATCGGCCAGGTGACCGAGGCGGTTGCGAGTTCGCCGACGGCTCCGTTGAGCGGAGTCCATTCGGAAACCAACGCGCTGAATGAGTATGCAGGCGAGGTAGCCGCAACTGGGCGAACGGTCATTGAAACCGCCGTGCCGAGTGTTGGGTAGATTGTTGCTTCTAAAGCGCTTGTGGCGTAGTCTTGATTGAACTCCAGCGAGACGCTGTTGTCCGCAAGCCCAGCCACTCTTGTGCGGGCTGTATTGCCGAAAGCAGTTGTCTCAACTACGTCAAAAGTCGAGCCAAGTGTCACCGAAGTGACGTAGCTTGAAATGTCTGTTGTGCCGAAAGTGACGGCAACGTTGGTTAGAACAATGCGTGCCATTATGAAACCGCCTTTGTTACTTCACCGCTGATTGGCCAAGTCACGCTTGCAGTTGCGAGTTCGCCGACAGCGCCATTCAAAGGAGTCCATTCGGAAACCAATGCGCTGAAGCTGTATGATGGGTTTTCTGCTCCTGTAGTTGAACCGTTTGGTTTGACGACCACGTTGGTTGCGCTGCCAAGTAGTGGGTAAATCGTTGCTTCCACGTTGCTTGTTGCGTAGTCTTGGTGGAACTCGAGTGCTACTGAGTTGTCGCCAAGGCCGCCAATACGAGTGCGAGCTGTTGAGCCGAAAGCAGTTGTCTCAACTACGTCGTCATTCGTGGTTAGTGTGACGCTAGCGATGTGGTCACTCAGATTGACTGAGTTGATTGTGATATACGCGTTTGTTAGGACTAATCGGGCCATTATTCTGCGGCTCCTTCTGCTTGTGGCTTAGTTGGGCTATTGCTAGAAAGATGCCCACCACTAACAAGCGCAGCGATGTTGCATCCAGCTTCGAGCAATTCTTTGGTAGCGACTTGGTCGCCTTTTTTCTTGGTGCCGACCTCGAGTGTGTCCGAGGCGATTGTGTAGTTCATGGTTAGTCTCCTTGACCCCATACAGTGATTCGATAACGATAAGACAGGTAGTCGATATCGCCCATTTGGAAAGTGCCCGACTCTGCTGAAGTAACTCGCAACGTGTTGCAAGCACCGCCCAAAGTTCGGTCTGACTCGATGGCCGCCTTGATTGAGTAGTTACCTGAGCCAGCTAGGTATTTGTCCAGCTTGTCTTGCCCTGTGCGCTCCGAAAAGCGCTGGACGATAACAAACACATCAAGATTGGACTGGTCGAGGCCGCGGGCGTTGTTCAAGTCAAAAGTAAAGTCAAGTTGTCCGACGATTGCGCAAGGTGGAACGATGACATCAGGCACTTGGTCGTAGCACCGAAGCCCATCAATGTCGCTGAGGTTCTTTTTTAGGCCTTCTCGGATTTCGCTTGGAATCACGCGACAAGCCCATTCATCTTTTTAAAAGGACGAATTAAGGCCTCAACATCTGGGTCAAGCCGAGATGTGAGACGAACGGTGCCGAGTTCGGGTGTGCCTGCGATACCAAATGGAGATTGACGACGAATAAACAAACGAGATGCTTGTATTTTGGTTGCCATAGCGATTTCAGCTGGTATTGAAGGCCAGCCCCAAACAGCTTGAACTCGAACTGATTGCGGATAAGCATAAGGGAAAATGTAGCGGTCGATAGCGACAATGCGAGTGTACGGCCAACCACGCCGTGCGTTATTAATCGGCTCGATTAAATAGTCGCTGGCTGCAAGAATGGTAGTGTAGGTTTGGTCGAAATCATCGTCTAATGCGATTTGGTTTAAAGAGACAAAATCGTCTAAGTTGGTGATGTACCAACTGTCGGGTGTATAATAGCGAGTTACAGGAGCGGCCGTAGTGCCGTCTCGATAAAAGAACCTGCCAGTGTAGTCGTCAATCATGCGACTAGCAGTCAAAATCGCAGCTTCAAGTCCAGCGTCGTCCTGAATGTCCTCAATAGCAAGTGAGGTCTTTAGGTCAGACAGCGTGCAATAGCAGTTGGTTAGAGCCACGTTGTATCCTTTTCTCTAGCTGTCTTGGTTGAGCTGCCTATCAATGTGGTGCCTCTCGTCAAGCCAGTAAGTCTTTTGGTGCGGCAAGATGGCCGCGGTGTTTGCGTAAATCGGAAAACCTAACTGCCTAATCCTGCGACAAAACAGCAAGTCTTCACTTATCCACTCGCCATTGATGGGGCCGTCCCAAAACCAGCACCAGTCAGTGCCTTGGTTTGGGTCTGCGGCTTCGCGCATCTTTTCAAGCACGCTGCGATGAATAAGCATGCAACCAGTACCGCAAGCATCGATTTCAAAAATCGAGTTGCGTTGGTAATCGTTTATGGGCGTGAAGCCCTTTGGAGTGTCCCTGAATATGAGTGGCACGGGCACTGGGTAAAGGTTTTTATTGGCGTCCCAAGCTCCAAAATAAAGACCCGCTACAACTGGGCGGTCTTTGTCATGCGCTACGTTGATGAGCTGGTCAAATGCTTGTGGCGACAGTTGCTCATCGGCGTCAATTAGCAAAAGCCAATCGGAGTTGGTGTCGTCAAGGAAAGACTTAACCACTCGGTTGCGTAACTTGCTAAGCAAGCCCGAACCTTTGGTGCGTACAAACGGCCCAAGCCGTGAGCTGCGAGATTGTGCTAACTGAATCATGCGAAAAGCGAAATCGCCGTTCACCATGCCAGGGTCACAGACCCCGATAGATACTTTATGACTTGCTTTCATGCTCTCCCCCTAAGAGGTGCAAGGCAAATGAGTCGGGGGAGTCCCACTTGCCTTGCACTTGTACTTTAGTGCCGAACCTTCAGACTAGAAGGACGGTGCTGTTAGGCCTGTTCCTGAGATGATAGAAGCGGCCAACGGATAACGCTCTGCGGTGAACGCTGCGTATCCATAAACTACGGTCTTGATGGTCAAGTTGCCTGGGGCAGTTGCATCGAAACGTAGTGCGAACGGTGTGCCTGGTTGCTCCCATAGGTGCATTTCACGGCTGTCAACCAAGTAGATTTCGTCTTGGTTTGTGCCTGTGCCATAGGTTGTGCCTACGCTTGCATCTGTGATGATTGGAAGTCCGAGCAACTGATAGCCTGAGTTGCCATATTGTGCAGCTCCAGCGCCAGTTGATACAGCGTTCATTGGTGAGCCCGCTGCTGGCACAACAAGTGGACGATTTGAGCTGTCAACGCCAGCTAGCAAGAATGCTAGACGACGTGGGTGCATAATCCAGTGTGTTGGTGTTGTGAAGACGTTGCTTTGTACCTGTTGCAACGCATCAGCTAGCTTTGGGTAAAGGAGTGCAACAGTTGGTGCAGTTGATGTGAAAGTAACTGCATTACCACCTGAGTTGCGAATGCCCTTGATTGTTCCTGAAGTACCAGCTCCATTTAGAATCTGGCTATCAAGAGTGGTGTGCCATGAACGAATTAGGTCTGCAACGACGAAAGTGTCAATGCCAGTACCGCGCTCGATTGCTTGGCGTGAGAGGTCCTGTTGTCCAGCGATTGTACGCACGTCAACAGTTAACAATGTGTCATCAACGTCAGTCTCGCTGACAGCTGCATTCTCAGTCGCCTGAATAGCAGTTGAGGACCCAGTTGTCATGCGGGAGATTTCCAACTTCATGCCAGCTGTAGGCAGGGTCATTTTGTTGGTTGCGAAATCTGCAGTAGGTCTTCCGCTTCTAGCTAGAGGTGCGGCTAGTTCGATAAGATATTGAGGTACCACTAAACCAGCGAAAGCTGAAGTGCCGACATCGCGGCGCTCGATTGCTTCCTCTTTCATGTGGCGTGCAAGACGCTCAGATGCTGCAAAATCGTTGCGTACTTGAGCATTGAATGCGTCGCGTACGAATGAGTTCTCAGAACCCTCTGCGTAGGTGCGTGCTTCTGACACGACCTTGATGCTTGTTGAAGCTGGAGTTGCAACTGCTGCAACTGAAGCGCGAGCCTCTGAGGCTTTTGCGTCAGCGTCTGCTTGTGCCTTCAGCTTTTCGATTTTTGAATCGAGTGAACGTGACTCTTCTACAAGAGCGTCAACCTTCTCGGTCTCCTCTGCAGTAAGGTCGGTGCGGTTCTCTTCAGCTACTGCTTCAAGAACTGCATCCATTTCAGCCTTTACTGCATCACGGCGCTCGATTACTTTGTCAAGATATGACATCGTATTCTGCTCCTTATGAGTTTGGAATCGAGGTGGTGGCGATTGTGCTCACGGCGCTTTTGGGGTGTGAGTCTCGCTCCGACTTCGGTATCTGCTAGCGATTTACTAACAGAATGCTATTTTGTGCTGTTGACGATTGCTTTGGCAAGACGAAGTGAAATGGCGCGAGGTTGTGTGGCTTGGTCCTCTGCTGGCATTTCTTCATCGAGTTCGTCCTCAGATTGTGTTTCTTGTGCGTCCATTAAAGTCGCCATGACTTCAACAGCTCTCATGATGTAGTCGTGGCCTTCAGTCAAATCGTTAAAGACCTCTTGTAAGACCAAAAGCGACTCGCCTGAGATTTCGCGTCCTTCTTTTACAGCTCGAATTGCGTTTGCAAGGTGTTCGCGTGCTTCGACTGAGGTAGTTGGGTAAGCTGGGTAGGTGACGACTGAAACGTCGCCGTCAGATAGCGAAACCTCGGTAAGTGTGCGCTCTGTGCGGTCATCATTCCATTTTTGGCGAATCACACGAAAAGCGAAGCTCATTTGGTCAACGTCGCCGCGCTCGATTAAAGTGTAAAGGTCGCGAGCCTCTGAAGTATCAGGCAATTCTGCATCAAAACGCAAGCCGACTTCGTCCTCGGTCAATGCTAGAGTGTTGTTTTTGGTGCGAGCCAGTGGTAGGCCCTCATGATTGATTAACAAACGAACATCGGGGGTTTCGCTTAAAGTCTTGCGAAAAGCACCAGGGGCGATGCGCTCTCTGAATGGGAGTGGCACGCTGGCGTCGTTGAAAACGGCTGCATAACCCGACAGGCGCATTTTGCCGTCGTCCTCTTGTCGTGTCTCGACGTTGCGCACTGTATAGGTGCGGCGCTCGATTTTTTTCATCTTGCTCCTGTCTTCCCCGACTGAATCGCGTGGGACCTCACCGCCTGGCTCCATGTCCTCAGAGATGGAAACCGCAAGCATTTGGTCAATCGCGTCTTGCTTTGTATCATGACAGCCAAGCGTGGTGTAGCTGCCGTCAGCTTCTTGCTTTACTGTCGCCCAGCCTGAGCAGTCGCTCTGCTGGTCTGAAATGTAATATGGCATTATTCGACCTCATAGACTGATAGTGGGTTTGCAGGGTCAATCGTTGAGACCTGTTGCAACTGACCTGTTGGAACTCCAGTGTGGTTCATCGCAGGCAAGCCGACAGCTTCAAGGACTGACTTCGGTTCGAACCCGACTTGAATCAGGTTGGTTGCGATTTCGGTTCGTAGTTTCAAGCCGACGTCTTTAGCATCTGATGCATCGATGTTCTGCAGTGGAACTCTATACTGGTCGCCAGCTTCGCCAAGCGGGCTGAGGTCTTCAACGGCGCGGACGTCATTGAGTGATAAGAAGCCTTCATTTAAGCCCTTGGTGTAGGCCTCATAGCGCTCGAGTGTGGTGCCGCGAAGCAGTGCATCAAGGTTGAACTTAATAAAGCCGTCAGGCTCAGGCAAAAGAGGTGAAAGTGCTTGCTCTAAACGCTCCAAAAGTGGGCGCAGCGAATGTTGAACAAAAGACAGGTTCTGAGCTTCAACTGATGCAAAGCTCATGGCTCCAGCTACTGGGTGGCCAAGCAGTGAAATCGGCACACGGAAAAGGCGGGCGATTTCTTCAACTCCGAAACGCCTAACTTCAAGAAGTTGCGCGTCGGCGGCGTTAAGTGTGAGTGGCTTAAACGAAGCGCCACCAGTCAAAACACCGAGCTTGCCAGCGCGATAAGGACCCGAATGTGAAAGGTTCCAGTTGCGGGCGATGTCTGTGATTTGTTCCTCGGTCAACTCGGTTGGGGCTTCAATAACACCGCCTGGGTTGGCGGCGTTGCCAAAGTAACTGGCCGCATAGACTTCAGCTGCCATCGCAGAACCAAGTGTGACACGGGCAGCGCCGATTGGGCCAAGGCCAAGAAGCTGGCCAGGGAGTTTAAACATCGGAATATGGAGCATCTCGCGCTTGGTCAAGACCATGGTTTTGACTTCTTGTGTCACAGACTGCATGTCCTCGTACACCACGCCACCTGGCTGGATGCCGATAGTCACTTCATAAAGGACCTCTGCGTTTGGGTCGGGGCGTCGAATGCGGACATTCAACGGGTTGACGGCATAGAGCTCAACAACGTCTCCGAGGTCATCGCGCACTGTGATGATAAAAGCGTTGCCGTGCAAGTTGAGAGAGGAGATTACTTGCTCGTAAAAGTCTAGGCGAGTGCAATCTGGGTTGGGCTTGTTTACCCAAGCTGGTTGTTCGCCATAAACAACGGCATATGGAATGCGATTGCGACCGCGGCGGACATAGGCGCCGAGTGGCAAAGACGAAATGGTGTCACCCAAAAGACGCACACAAGCATAAACAGTGGACATGCGAATCGCAGTCTCAGCGCTAACATCAACACCAGCTGGGGTCGCGTAAGCTGGTCGTGATGGGATAAGCGGCTCCATAAACATGTTCTGTGCTCGTTGCTCGCTTGCCTTGCGCAATCTGTTGGATAAGCTCATTTGGCAGCCTTTTCTTTTTCATCTAGTTGGTACCAGCCGTCGTCCCAAAGGGTCAACAGCCGCTCAAAATAGTCTTGGTACTTTGGCGCGATAGCCTCGAGCGAATACTTCCCGATAGCCTGCTTCCTAATCGCCGCACGGTCGAGCGACTTGACGTCCTCGGCTGCACGCACGAAATCTGCCAGTGTGTGGCATCTGAAGCCAGTCACTCCATGAGTGTTGGTTTCTGTAAATGCGCCCCAGTCAGTTGTTATCGTTGGGGTGCCGCAGGTTTGAGCTTCGACTACGATATTGCCGAATGGCTCAATGTAGAGAGTCGGTGCAAACAACGCAATAGCGCCGCCCATCAACTTGGCTCGCTTTTCAGGGCCGATGTTGCCGATAAACTCGCCATAGCCGCCATTTGGCTGGCCAGGGCCTGCGATTATGAGTCTTTTGCCGAGACGCTCGCAAACCTCTTGCGCGATGTTGTAACCTTTTCGCTCAATAAGCCTGCCAATGAAAAAGTAGTAATCGCCGTCGCCGTTCCCCTCGGGAAACATCTCAGGCTCTAGGTACCCTGGTATAACAACATCAAAGAAGTTGCCGTCCACAGTGGTCGGGTTGGTGTAGCCCGCATAAATTGAGTGCATCCACGCATAAGACTCGAAAACGCGGTATCTTGCAAAAGTGCCGCCGTAGCCAATGCCAAACTCGACTGACATGTGGTCAGGGAAAGCATCTGCAATCGGTTTGTGTGCGTAGCCGCCGATTAGACAAATGAAGTCTTTAGGCTTTAGCCGTTTGCCCATTTCACGAATCACGTTCGCATTGAATATCTGCCAATGCGGTAGTGTGGTGTCAAATGAAGCCGTGGTGTAGTGACCGCCAGCTGTCGCTGCGGCGCGTTGTTTCTCGTTGATGCAAGTGACAAGTTCTGCCACTGGTGCTTCGTTTTCCTCGCCAGCATAAAGAACAACCTCATGCCCGAGGTTTGTCATCATGATGCAAAAACGCCGCACTTTCTCAGTGAATGCGCAACTTGTAAAGTCTTTGGTGACTTGTGTGTGAGGCAGTGCTACAACGTGAAATCTCATTGGTCCCCCGACCTTTTTCATTCTGTTGGTACTTCAACCCAAGCAAGAGTCTCTTCGTTCCAAGTGTAAAACTTGTCGTCAGATGGCCTTGGAGTTGGAGATTCCCAAAGGTACGTTTCCTTGTTTAGTACCCAAGAAGCAAACGGTTGAGGAGCAGCAAAGCCAACGCCGTCAAACGTGTAACCGACTCCAGCATAGTTTTTATGAATTGGGAGCTTGCCGTTTGAGTGCACACCACCCACAGTATTGTAAGAGGTTTGCACCCACTCACCACCGAGGTTCTGCTCGCACCAATCAGGTCCGTCAGCAACGATGACTTGCGTGACTATTCCGTTTTCAACCTTTGCATAATGACCCATCAGTTTGTCTCCTTTTCGCCATACAAAGTGGCGCTGTTTACTAGTTTGACATCTCGTTTTGTCATGATGCCACCCTTTTCGTCAAGTTGTACTCTTGCGTCTTTTTCGTCGTCTGCTATAACGTGAACCAACATCACAACTTCATAACTAAAGCATTGTGTTGGTTTTGTTTCTTGGATCTTTGTAACATTGTCTTTCATTTTACCCCCTTGTTAGACTGCGTATACTATGACAACAAGCCCTGAACCGCCAGCAGGTGATGTTCCAGTTGTAGCACAACCACCGCCACCACCACTACCCGTGTTAATTGCTCCTGATATTCCATCATTTACTGGAAATATGCCGCCTCGACCACCACCACCAAGTCCTCCACTGCCTCTTGTAAGACCAACATCAATGGTACCGCCGCCACCGCCTGCGTAGTAAGTTCCTACTCCAGTCGCAGTTGCATTTGCGATAGATGGAATAGCAACGCCATTTCCACCATTACCGCCAGCAGTTGTTGTTCCGTCTGCACCAGCTTGCCCAGCACCACCACCACCGCCCGAACCATACCCACTGGCATTTTGTGCAATTCCGCCTCTGAAACCTTGATTGCTAAGGCCAGTATTGGTAGTAAGAGTTCCCTCACCATTACCGCCACCCGAACCACCGCTGTTTCCAACGCCAGTTGTGTTGTTAGTATTTGGTCCGCCACCACCACCGCCAGTTGATGTAATTGTTGTGATACCTGAACCAGAAATTGATGAGTTTTCTCCGTTAGTTCCTGGGCTACTAGAAGAGTTAGCTACACCTGGCCCGCCAGCTCCAACAGTAATGGTGTACGCAGCACCCGATGTGAATGCTACAGGAGATTCAATAGACCCTGTACCGCCTGTTGCAGTTACAGTGCTTCTTAAACCGCCAGCACCGCCAGCACCACCGCGCTCTGGGCCCCCAGCTCCGCCACCTGCAATTACTAAATAACCACAAGTTAATGATTGAGATGGAGTAAACGTTCCTGAAGAACGAAATGCATGGTACCAATTTGTGCCATCTGTATAGATATCGCCACCAGTGGCCTTTGCAGTTCCCCAATTAGTGTATAAAGTTCCTGATGAGTTGAATGTATGTATCGTGTTTCCACCTGATGTGGTAACTATGCCACCGCTTGCTCTTTGAGTTGTTCCAGCATAGCGAGTTATTACAATCCCTGAACCGCCATTACCACCATTGTTATTCATGCTTCCACCAGCACCACTGCCAGTATTTGCAGTCCCTGAGCCAGCAGAACCGCTAATCACACCAGCGCCACCACCACCCGAACCGCCCGAGCCAGGCGTGGTTGTCGCTGAGCCGCCACCGCCACCTGCATAAGTCACAGAAGAACCACTAATCGAAACCGCTAAACCAGCACCGCCATTACCACCAGTGGTGCCAGTATTTCCTGAGCCACCATTGTTGCCTTGAACTGGACTTGCTGTTCTTGTTCCAGCGCCGCTATTAACGCTCCCACCCGATGCTGAACCACCAGCGCCACCAGCGCCACCACCAGCACCAGCAGAGTTTGCACCAGCACCACCACCGCTAGAACCACCATTACCACCAGGTTGAGCATTAGCATCTCCACGGGCAACAATGTAACCTGCTCCGTAACCACCACCTGTTGAGGTAATTGTGGCTATTCCTGTTCCTGAAATAGAAGAATTGGACCCTTGTGTTCCATCTGATTGTGGAGGATTTGAAACTCCACCAGCGCCAACTGTAATTGTATACGAAGTGTTTGGAAGTAATTGTAGAGCAGTTTCTAAAGCGCCCCCGCCACCAGTTGCAGTGACTGTTGACCGAAGCCCACCAGCACCACCGCCGCCGCCGTTGTTCGAACCACCGCCGCCACCGCCAGCTACAACAAGGTAGTCAACCAATAAAGGTGCTGCGCCGCCAGCAAAACCAAACCCACGGGCAGAAGCTCCAGCAAACGATTCTAAAATCGGCATGTGTGTCCCCTTAGGCGAATTTGGTTTGTGTCTCTAGCACTGTGTAAGTGGCAGATGCTGTTTTGATGATTGTAAAAGTGTATGCATCGATTGCCGATGCGTTGCCTGATGAAATTGCGCTAGGCACCTTTGGGGTGACTGTGCTGCCATCGATTTGAATGACGTTTGGATAATAAGCGGTTGCACCGTTGGTGTTTAGCCAAACGAGTGTAATCGCGTCGCCCGTTGCCATTACTGAGTTCAGTGACGCTCCGCTGCTATAGCGGAAATTGAGTGTGTGGTTTGCTGTTGCATTTGAAGTGTAATACCACACTGAAGCTGTAGAGACATCAAAATTGATTGTGCCAGTAGCAGCAGACGCTACGACATTAACATCTTCCTCGAGCCCTTTGATTACTATATCAGCAAGTGTGCCACCCGTGACAACTGGCGACGTTAATGTTTTATTGGTAAGGGTTTGTGAGCCAGTCAGCGTTGTGACAGTTGAATCAATTGAAAGTGTGACTGTGCCGCTAGTGCCGCCGCCTGTTAGGCCAGTGCCAGCTGTAACACCCTCGATGTCGCCAGCAACAGTGCCCCAGCTAGTTGACGTGCCATCTGTTGTTAGGTACTTGCCAGATTGGCCAGTTTGAGTTGGAATGTCAACTGAATATGGCAGCGATGTCCATGCAGTCGAGCCAGTACCAACCTTCATTTTGTAGGTGTCTGTTTCAATCCCGATTTCACCAGATGCAAGTGTTGGATTTGTGCTTGTCCAGTTTGCTGCCGTGTCTCGGCGTTGCTGCATTCTTGCTGTCATGTCTCCTGCTTTCGCTTGTTTAGAAGGTTACTGTCGCCCCGCCAGCGTCAATCGTGTAGGTCCAAGATGTGGTGCCTGAGGTCTCTGCGTTGTAAATGACGTCAGGATTTACAACGTTGCCACCGTCGATGTAATCGACGACTGGGTTGTCCCCACCCTGCGGACCCGTTGGACCTGTTGGACCAGTAGAACCGCTTGGGCCAGTTGCTCCTGTAGCGCCTGCTGGACCTGTTGCCCCAGTTGGGCCAGTCGCGCCAGTGTCACCTTGGATTCCCTGCGGACCTGTTGCGCCGCTTGGGCCGCTTGGACCTGTTGCGCCGCTTGGGCCTGTAGCCCCTGTGTCGCCTTGGATTCCTTGCGGACCAGTTGCGCCTGTTGCACCTTGCGGGCCTGTCGCTCCAGCTGGGCCCGTCGGACCAGTAGCCCCAACGTCGCCTTGGATTCCTTGTGGACCAGTTGCGCCTGTGGCACCTTCAGGACCTGTGGCTCCTGCTGGGCCTGTTGCACCGACTGAGCCTGTTGGACCTGTTGGACCGACTTCACCCTGAATGCCTTGGACGCCTTGGATTCCTTGAATGCCTTGTGGGCCAGTTGCACCTGTCGCACCTTGTGGGCCTGTGGCACCGACTGGGCCTGTTGGGCCAGTAGCGCCAGTCTCACCCTGTGGGCCAGTTGCACCTGTTGCTCCATTCGCACCAGCTGGGCCTGTGGCTCCAGTTGGACCCGCATCACCCTGAGGGCCTGTGGCTCCAGTTGCGCCTGCAGGGCCTGTTGGGCCAGTCGCGCCAGTTGGACCTGTTGGACCGATTGGGCCAGTTGCGCCTGTAAGACCGACATTGATAAGCAACAAAGCAAGGGCTTGAAAGTTGGTGAAGTTGGTGGTGCCAGTGCCGCCTGATGAGTCTAGGACTACTGGAACGGTGCTGTAACCACCGAGAACAGTTGCAGCCGCTGTGACTTTGAACTTCTGAAAGTTGGTGTGAACATCTCGGTCTTGAATGATAATGAAATCGTCTGCTTTGAGCAGCGCGACAAACACGTCAATATCGTTACCATTGGTGTCTAAATGGTCGATGAGCAACGCTGTCGCGTTGATTTGCGTGCTGTTGTTCCAGCGTATGTCGCCAGCGCCAGGGTCACCTGATGTCGATGTGGTATCTGCACTGTAATCGAATAAGCTGGTAGAGCCACCATTCGCACCAGCCGCACCTTGTGGACCAGTTGCACCCGTTGGGCCTTGGATTCCTTGTGGGCCTGTTGCACCAGTTGGGCCTGTAGCACCCGCAGGGCCTGTGGCGCCTGTTGGGCCAGGCACGGTTGAAGCCTCACCCTGTGGGCCTGTTGGGCCTGTTGCTCCAGCTGGACCTGTTGGGCCTGTTGGGCCTGTTGCACCTGTAGCACCGACTGGGCCTGTGGCTCCAGTTGCACCTGCAGGGCCTGTGGCACCTGTTGGACCAGTTGGTCCTTGTGCACCTTGTGGGCCTGGGGCTGAAATCTCAACTGTGTTGTTGGTTTCGTTGATGGTGACTTTATTGGCTGCCATTATCGTGTCACCTGCTCTGCTACGGTCAACTGGCCTTGGATTAGGCGAGAGATATTTGAGCCTGATGTGAGCTCGAGGTCATAAACGTAAAAGCCTGGGTCAAGCAAGCCAGTCTGCACTGCAGTGGCTGTGATTGTGATTGTGCCTGTGGCACCAACAATCGAAATGCCGCCGTTCGCTGTAGTCAGCGTTAAATCGGCAACCTCGGAGTTGTAATTCTGTCGCAACTGCATCGCAGCTGTGTAGCCAGTCAAGTTGACAGGCGCGTCATTGGAGTCGGTGTACACAAGCACAACCGACCACACTGAGCCTTGGTCAATGGTTGTGTTGTAAATGCCAGCGGTCATCAATTAGCCTTTTCTGTAGCCCAAACGAGGAAAGAACCGAGAGCGATGAGGGCAATCGGCGGTGAGAACAAAGCGAGTCCAGTCGTTACAAGCGCAACGCCAACAATCTCAACAACAAGACCGAAATCAAAACGCTTCATGGTTCTCCTAGACTTGAATTGAGTGATAAGTGACTTTGGGTGCAACGGGCTCGGGGTTGACCAGCGCTTCGGTGCGGCCTAGGTAAGCCAAAACTGCGGCAATCAAACCGTCAATCTTATGACTTTGCGACGGTTTCATGACTTGACCATACCGAGTTGGTACCGCGTTTGTCACGTGCCTTGTAAGTTCGGCTGCGCCGTTGTGCTTGAGTCTGCCTTCAAGAATATCCTCAAGAAAACGGTCAAGACCTTGCGCCATCAGCTTGCGCTGGCTTGAAGGGTAAACCGCAACGACCTTGTCTGCAAAAGTAGAGTTCCAAGCGTCCAAGTAGGACTGCCAACCCGAAGGGTCTGCCCATATTTTGTGGACTTTGTACTTGGCAAACGCCATTCGAACAGCTTCATCAACTTCGACTCTTGGAACTTCCCAACCGTAGCCTGCTGGGCCAGGTGGTCGCTCCCAACACTCGAGCTGGAAAATCTTGCCGTCTTCAACTCTGCAAGCAACGAGCACTGTGGCGTCGTCTTTGCGAGAGCCGTCATACCCCAGCACCACTTCGGTGCCTTCGGCAAGTTCTTCAGGCTCGGCTGCTGCATTCCATGCTGTGATGTTCATGTAGCGGTCGGTGTCTGTTGATGGTTGGTTCAAAAAATAACGCCTTGCGTCCGATGCTTTAGTCATCGGGTCTTGTATTTCGGCCATTAAGCGGTTGATGTCAAGCCACTTGAATGCTGGCCCATACACGACAGCAAGTGCTTTTTTGAGCTTCTCACTGTCCTGCAGGTCGGGCACTTCGGGCGCTTGCTTGTGGTCGAATAACAGGCCTGGATTTTTTGTGCGGCCTTCTTGTATCGAAATCCATAAGCGGTGCGTTTGTTCGGCGATTGATTCCTCGCCTACCGAATACATGGTCGATGTCTCTAGCATCCAAGGGTCTGCAGCCTTGCGCTTGGCTAAATTACGCCGAACGGTTTCGTGCATTCGCTTGAGCTCGGGGCTCGAATAAAGGTGTGTTTCGTCAGCAACCGCAAAGGACTCTTTGCCGCCGTCTTTCGAGGCTGACGCTGCTGTTGATGGGACGATTTCGCCGCCACCTTTGAGAAAAGTTCGTGTGAGTCCGACGTCTATGCCTGGATACTCAGTGCCAAAGTTTGTCTTGATGTGCTCCAGCATGTAACGCACGTTGTCATACGTGTTGCCAGATTGCGATTCTTCAGTGGCTAGACATCTGATGAACGGGTATTGGACTGGTCGTCCGACTGGATTACCGAAGGCGTCCCAATGGTCAAAGCGAGCAGGGCCGAGAGCCTCAAAGCAAACGAGCATTCCAGCAAGCTCCGACTTTGCGCGACCCTTTGGTCGAGAAAAGAAAGCTCGTCGTGTAACCCGTCGCCCATGTTTGTCCAGTTCATATGCTTTCAGTATGAAAGCCGCTTGTTCATCGTCTAGAGTGATGGCTTCGCCTTGCACGTCGCCTGGGCCATGAACTAGATAAGTCTCAATCCAGTCAATCGCGTCCCAACCGAGAGAGATGAAGCTACTCTGTTGTCGTTTCTTCTTTGTCAAGCTCCCCCACCACTCTCAACAGACGAGTTCGTCGCTGGTCAGACAGGGTCTTGTTCGATTTGGCCCCCTCTGCTTCACCGTCAACTTGCAACCGAAGCCGCATTCTGTCTTCAGGTGTAGCGCCAAACTTAGCGACTCGGAGTCGCAATTCTGCTCCTACGTTGTCACCGTTCCAATAGGACGAGTGCAACAACGCTGTATCGATTAAAAAATCCCAGTCAGTGTCAGTGAAGGTGACAGCTTGCGCTGACTTGCGCCAAGTGTCCCACCAGCGAAAAGTCTGTGAGTGCCAAGGGTAACCAGCTGGCAAATCAGGGCCACGCAAAACGCCGTCTTGTGTAACGACTTGTGTAGGCACAGAATCAGCGTTTCTGCGTCTGCGCTGTTCTGCGTCTTTAGGCGCTGGACCTTTGCCTGCCATGTTTCTCCTAAAATGTGATTGATGCAGATATTTAAATTGTAAACCCGTACACGCCGCGTCTTTTGGGGCAGCGGGTCTTT